TGTGCTGAAATACAAGTTGAATGTTCAAAGATGATGAGGTTTGATGCTGATAGCAAAAAACTTGAGATGGAGGTTGGCGATCTACTATGTATGCTTGATATAATGTATAAATGGAATATGTTAGATTGGGATGAGATAGAAAAACAAATACCACGTAAGAGAAAGAAACTCGAAAAGTGGAGTAATTTATTTAAAGGAGAAATATATGAGTGATTTTGATTTTGATTTTGGTTTCACAGCAGTAGACGAGGATGAACTAGAAGTAGTACAACAAGCATCTAAAACTGCTGCGAAATCGTCAGAAAACTACGACCACGTACAAGAAAAGATTGATGCGTTGTATAATGCAATCATACCACTACTTAACAACTTAAAGAAAAATCCAGAGAAGGAATATATCCTCTGGCCAAATAGAGTTGAAAAGGTTGATGAGTTTGAAGACCACTTGACTAAAATATACAAATCGTAACTTTACTTTTGAGTGGGTTTATAGTATAATATAGTTATGTTTAAAATATTTAAAAAGAAAAAACAAGATCCAGTTGAAGAACTTGATTGGGATAAAATTACAACTCTAGATGACGTGAGGTTATTGATAAAACTTGCTTTCCCAGTCTTAAAGGTGAGTAATAGTAGAATTGAAGAAGTGAGACATTTATTAAAGGAGAAAGAATGAGTTTTTTGAGTGATATGACTAAGGGCATTGACACTGCCAATTTATTGTCGGACGGTGGTAATAGTTCTGAGTTTTCAGGTACTATTGATACTGGTTCGTATATTTTAAATGCATTAGTGTCGGGTAGTATTTACGGTGGTGTTCCAAATAATAAGATTGTAGCATTTGCAGGTGAGTCTGCGACTGGTAAGACTTTCTTCGTACTAGGTGTAATCAAACAGTTTATGGAAGATAATGCTACTGGTGGTGTGATTTATTTTGACACTGAGGCAGCAGTTACTAAGAAGATGATGGAAGACCGTGGCATTGACTCAAGTCGAGTTGTTATCGTAGAACCTTCATCTATTGAAGAATTCAGAACAGATGCTACTCGTATCCTAACAAGTTATATTGACACTCCCGAAAAGGAAAAAGAACCTATGATGATGGTGCTTGACTCATTAGGTATGTTGTCATCTAAGAAAGAATTAGAAGATACTGAAGCAGGCACAGATAAACGTGATATGACCAAAGCACAATTGCTACGTGGTACGTTCAGAGTATTATCATTGAAACTTGCCAAGGCAAATGTACCATTAATGCTAACTAACCACGTGTATGATGTGATTGGTTCTTACTTCCCGCAGAAAGAAATCTCTGGTGGTAAAGGTTTGAAATATGCAGCAAGTTCTATTATTATGCTTGGTAAGAAGAAGGATAAAGATGGTACTGAGATTGTTGGTAACATTATTGGTTGCACAACTCATAAGTCACGATTCACTAAAGAGAATAAGAAAGTAGAAGTCAAACTATCATTCGACAAAGGTCTTGATAGATACTATGGACTCCTAGAACTCGCTGAGAAGTACGACATCATTAAGAAGGTATCAACTCGTTATGAACTTCCAGATGGCAGTAAAGTATTCGGTAAAGCGATAAATGCTAATCCTGAGAAGGTATTTACGAAGGATATCCTCGACCAACTCGACGTGGTAGCAAGAAAAGAGTTTATGTATGGTGAGTTCGTAGAGGAAACGGAGGTAGAAAATGACGAAGTATAAATTAGTTGACCATGCTAATGGATTCCACGATGAGCATTGGTGTGTTGAAATTGAAGAAGGGTTGTTTAAGGGTGTTGTTTATCAGTATGACACAATTAATATTGAAGAGAATGTAGACGGTGGTGATGCAGTGTTGAGGTTTAACACTATTACGGTTGACAACCCAAACGAAGAAGACTTGGCAGAAGATGAGTTCGTAGATACAATAGGTGATATATTAGTTAAAATTATTTCTGATAGAATGGAAGAGGAAAACTTGAGTGAACGTAACCCATCTGATACTTAAAAATTTAATACACGATGAAGAATATGCAAGGACTACACTACCTTATCTAGAATCAAAATACTTTGATGAACACATTGAGAAGATTGTCTATGAACAAGTCAATGAGTTTATATCAAAGTATAATTCTTTACCAACACGTGAAGCATTAGTAATTGAATTGGACAACCGTAAAGGTATGTCCGATAAAGAATTTACTGAATGTGGTGCATATATTGGAACTCTCATTGATGATGAGAAGGAAGATCCCGAGTGGTTAGTAAACACAACTGAAAAGTTTTGTCAAGAAAAGGCATTGTATAATGCTATTATGGATTCTATTGCCATCATCGATGGTGAGAGTGATGAAGACAAAGGGGCAATTCCAGAACTATTAACTGATGCATTGAGTGTGTCATTCGATCCAAACGTTGGTCACGACTTCCTTGACGATGCTGATGATAGATACGATTTTTATCACAGAGTTGAGGAACGTATTCCGTTTGATATTGATTATCTAAACAAAATCACTAAGGGTGGTTTGCCTAAGAAATCCTTAACAGTATTAATGGCAGGTACAGGTGTTGGTAAGTCGTTAGCAATGTGTCACTTCGCTTCTGCTAATATGCTTGATGGTAAAAACGTTTTATACATTACTATGGAGATGGCAGAGGAAAGGATTGCTGAACGTATTGACGCAAACTTATTGAATGTGAAACTTGATGACTTGCCTAATATGGCAAAGGAAACCTATAAGAAAAAGATTGCTAAGGTTAAAGGCAAGACATCTGGTAAGATGGTTGTTAAGGAATATCCAACCTCATCGGCAGGTGTTGGTCACTTCAGACACTTATTAAATGAGTTGAAGTTGAAGAAAGGGTTTAAACCAGACATCATCTATATTGACTATCTGAACATCTGTATGTCGAGTAGAATGAAGATGGGCGCTAGTGTGAACAGTTATACTTATGTCAAGGCAATTGCTGAAGAGATTAGAGGATTAGCAGTTGAGCATAATGTACCAATCGTAACTGCAACACAGGTTAATAGAACTGGTTATGGTGACAGTGACTTTGGTCTTGAAGATACATCTGAATCATTTGGTTTACCTGCTACGACTGACTTAATGTTAGCACTCATTTCTACTGAAGAGATGGAAGCGATTGACCAAATACTTATTAAGCAGTTGAAGAATAGATATGGCGATCCTGGAACTAACAAACGTTTCGTGGTTGGTATTGATAGACCTAAGATGAGATTGTATGATGTTGAATCAAATGCTCAGTTAGATTTGGTCGGAACTCATACTGCCACTGAACATAAGTTTAACAAACCAATCCACGTTGGTGATGAAAAGAAATCATTTGGACAATTAAAGGTATAATTCCCCTATTATAAACACGGTTAATACGCTTGACATTTGCTCAAAACTAGGGTATAATATAAGTATAGATTGAGTGAAAAGGGGTTGAGTTATGATTGATACTAAAAAAATTGTTGAGTTTGCTAGAGATGAGTTGATGATTTCAAAGAATGTTATTGTTAATGTTTATTTAGAAGATCTAACTGAAGACAATGCCCATGGTTGGTGTGTTGCTTCTTCTGACAAACCAGGATTCAATAAGAATGAATATGATATTGAACTTGAAGAAACTTTAAATGATGATGAGTTGTTAGTTACTTTGTGTCACGAAATGGTTCACGTTAGACAATACTCACAAGGTGAGAGATCTAATGAACGTGAAGCAATTTCTTTAGAAAACGAATTAGCAGAGAAATATAAAAAGTTTATTGCAGGGTAATTCAGTTCGGTAGAAATCCAGGCTCATAACCTGGAAGTCCTTGGTTCAAATCCAAGTCCTGCTACCATTTATAGAAGTCTTTTGGCAGTTTAGACTTCCTCCCAAACTAAAACTGTCAGGTGGTGTGTACTCCGAACTCAATCAACGACCACACCACCAATTTATTATAAGTAGGATGCGGACTCCTTTGTTATGTTTTTTGACGCATCCCCCAGACCCGAGCATGTCTTCCACCAAAAACTGCTCACCTATTCCTCATATGAAATATTATAAATATCTATTATGAAAAGATTTAAGACCATACTTTCTGAAGCAAAACTCACACATCTCGAACACATTGAAGATGCTATCTTTGATGATGGTATTGCAGGTGGCAAAGAAGCATTAAGAATTCTAAAAGATGTTGCTGATGTGCTACATGGTCATGCCAATAAACCTTTAAACATTCAAGCAAAGGTAGATGGTGCACCTGCTGTTGTTGCTGGGATTAATCCTGAGAATGGTAAATTCTTTGTCGGTACTAAAGCAGTGTTTAATAGAAACCCTAAAGTTAATTATACAAATGCTGACGTAGATAAGAATCATGGCGGTGGACTTGCACTGAAATTGAAGTCTGCTCTTAAACATTTCCCTAAGATGGGAATTAAAGGAATCCTTCAAGGTGACTTTATGTTCACTCCAGAAGATTTAAAGAAAGCAACAATTGATGACGAAGATTACATCACATTCACTCCTAATACTATTACATATGCTATTCCTGCCAAGTCTGAGTTAGCAGATACTATTAAGAAAGCAAAGGTTGGTGTTATCTGGCATACAACCTATACTGGTGATACTATTGCTGACTTGTCTGCTCAATTCAAAATCAATATTAATGCATTGAAGAAATCGAAAGACTGTTGGTTTACTGATACGACATTCAGAAATGTATCAGGTGCTGCAACTTTGACACTCGGTGAGATGGCAATAATTAATAAACGATTAGTATCTGCCGAAAAAGAATTGTCAGCATTGGATAAAAAATCAGTAGATCTATTATTCGGTAAGACTGAGATTGCATTCAACTTGAAAATCTATATCAACGATTTAGTTAAGCAAGGCAAAAGGTTTAAAGGTAAACAACAAGCAATTACAGGATTCATCGACTTCCTAAGAAAACGTTATAGTCCGATGATTGCCAAGTTGAAATCTGATAAAGGTAAGGCAAAGAAGCAATCATCGTTAGATGATTTAATAAATACTTTACATAAGAATAAGAAAGCAGGTGGAACACTTGCTTATGCTCTACAATGGCATGACGATATTGCTGACATTAAACGGATCTTAGTTAAGAAGATGGAAACAGTTAATAGTATCCCTGCATTTATTAAGACCCCGACTGGTTATAAAGTAACTGGTCCAGAAGGTTTTGTCGCCATTGATACGTTATCTAACAAGGCAGTTAAACTTGTAGATAGACTTGAGTTTAGTAGAAATAATTTTAATGCGGTAAAATCATGGTCTTAAATTTTAAAGAATATTTAACTGAAGGTGCTGCAACTAATGCATCAACATTGTTTGAAGAAGTTATTGTAGAATTAATCAACACTAATAAGGTTGATAAATCAATAATGAAGAGTGCGAGTGTGCAAGCATGGTTGAAGAAAACTAATAAGAAGTGGAATACTGTCAGTGGTAAGACTGATGATGAGGTTGTTCAGGTGTTAGTGAAGTTTAAGAAACTTATTAATAGTCAGTTGAAAGGTAAAGCAAAAGCAGGTGGTAGTAATAAATTAGCAGTATCTGGTTTCTGGAACAAATCGACTGGTAAAGATAAAGACACGTCAAAGGCAGACATTATTGTAAGTGGTGTTGGTGTTTCAATTAAAGGTCCGGAAGCAAGATTGATGTCAGGTGTTAAGGCAGAATCTAAGGCAACACTTGTTGCAGCACTAGAGCAATCAGACGTTAAAGGCAAACTTGGTGAAGAATTAATTTCCGTATTGGACAATTTCGTTGAACGTGTAAAGACTTATGGTGCTGATATGGACACTACTACAATGCGTAAAATGGATCCATCTAAATTATCTGCCGAAAATAAAAAAGCACTTGACCAATTAAATACTCAAAGAGAAGTTAAGGAAAGGGCAGAGAGTGCATTTAGATCTGCATTTAATAATGCTGAATTTAGAAAGGCATTTGCATGGGAAGCAATGTCTGGATCTGAAAAATTTAATGGTAATGCATTTGGAAGTGCTGGTGATACTACTGGGTTTGCCGATTCTATGTTTGTGTGGAACTATACCCTAAGTGGTATTAAATATAAGTCTGGGTTATCACAATCAGATGCCTATGTTGCAAGTGTTGCTAAACAAATGAAAATTAAAACTGACGTTAAGAGTCATTCATATTCTAAGACAGTTGATGGTGTTAAAACTAAACTTGGATATACTATATCACAAACTATTGATTTAGCAATGACTACTGCTGCAGACCAATTCAAAACATTAAATGATGATTATGAAATGGAATACACTAACAACAACCTATTACTAAGTGAAGGTATTATTGATGAGGGTAAGTTTACTGATGCTATGAAAGGTGTTTGGGATAAAGTAAAGAATGCTATAACAAAGTTGTGGATGGCATTGGTTAAAAAGGTTAAAGAACTAAAGGAAATTATCAAAGAAGTTACACAAGGTAGTGTGTCTTATATGATGAATGCCTTTGGACTAGACGTTGATGTCAAATATAATAACAATATAAAATTCTAATGAAAACATTAACATTTAAAGACTTCTGTGAGATAGTTGAAGACAAAGCACTTAAACCAGTTCCTGGATGTAAGTGGTGTCATCTACGTGATTACAGAAAAGAGTATGATAAGTTTCAATCATCTGATGAAAAGAAAGCATATCGTGCCGAGTTAAATAGGTATAATAGAAAGAATAGAAAACCTGAACACGAAGGGATGGATGCATCTCACGTTAAAGGTAAGATTGTTGGATATGAAGATGCCTCAGTAAATAGAGGTAAGGCAGAAAAGAGCAGACTTAAAGGGTCTAAACGTAAACCTAGAGAGATAGAGGAAAACAAATGAAACAAATGAATTTAAATGAAGTAATACAAAATGTTGTATTGAATGAGGCAATTAACTCAAAAAAGACGGTTTCTAGTGCTGTTAAGGTTTTAAAACCCTTAATTAGGAATTTGACAAAGGTCGTAGATGATATGAAAAAAAATAACGATGATGACAACCCAGTAGACTCATTAGATTCTGCTATCAATAGTCTTGAAGATGCATATGAAGAACTTGGATACACTTTATCTGACCTATAAATGAAATCATTTAAAGAACATTTAACTGAAGCAAAGCAGAAACCTGTCGCATTCACAATGGGTAGATTTAATCCAATGACGAAAGGACATGGTGAGTTGATTGACTTCGTAGTTAAATCTTCACGTGGTGGAACTGGTATGATATTCACTACTCAGTCCCAAGATGCTAAAAAGAATCCACTACCATACAAGGATAAGTTAAAGTTTTTAAAGACATTCTTTCCAAAAGCAACTATAATGGACCAACCTAAGTTGAAGAATCCATTTCAAGTGTTGTATTGGTTAGATGAGCAAGGATATAAAGATGTCACTCTGGTAGTTGGTAGTGATAGAGTAAAGGAATTTGAAAAGCAAATTAGACCATATGTTAATCATGAGGACAAATCAAAGTCATTAGAATTTGATAGTTTTAAAGTAGTAAACAGTGGTGAAAGAAAGGCAGGTGTTTCTGGTACTGATATGAGAAAGCATGCAAAGAACAATGACTTTGAAGCATTTAAAGCAGGAACACCTAAAAGTGTATCTGAAAGAGGTGCTGAAGAATTATTTAAAGCAACAAGAAAAGGAATGAAACTAAAATGATAAACTATAAAGATTTAAAAGAACAGAACTTAACTGAGAAGTTTGACGAGAAGAAAGCAGAAAAAACATTAAACGATTTCGCAGCAGTGTATGCCCAAATGAAATTTGTTGGTGTGAATAATACAATTCAAAAAGAAGCAAAACAAGTCTATGATAGAATGGCATCACAGTGGTTTGGTTCATTAGGTATGAAAGACGTTAAGGCACCAAAAGAATTAAAATAGGAAAATAGCATGAACATTCATGAAGCATATAACACAATTAATGAAGGCAAGTTGGATGATTTTGACAAAGCCTATGATGTATATCATAACTCATTAAAGGGGTTAATTAAAGCATTTAGTAATGCAGCTACAGATAAGAAGGCTGTCAACAAGATGAAGAAAGCAGTTCAAGATATAGAAACAGCTATAGACGCTGGGAAAATGAAGGATTAGCATGAAGTTAATAGCAGAGTATACAAATGAAGGATTAGGTTACTCTATTACCGAAGGAAAGAACGGTAAGAAAGAAACGTACATCGAAGGAATTTTTATGCAAGCGGAAGGCAAGAATAGAAACGGTCGTGTTTACACACGTGAAGTTCTTACTGCTGCCGTGGATAGATACAACAATGAACAAGTAATGACCGGTAGAGCCGTTGGTGAATTAAATCACCCAGAAGGCCCTTCGATCAACTTAGATAAAGTTAGTCACAGAATTACAGAACTTAAATGGGACGGTAATAATGTGATTGGGAAGGCACTCATTTTAGATACTCCTATGGGCCAGATCGTAAAAGGTTTGGTTGAAGGTGGTGTTCAACTTGGTGTTTCAAGTCGTGGTATGGGAAGCCTTGAAAAAAGAGCCGGCGTTAACTATGTGAAAGATGATTTTATGCTTTCAACTGTAGATATTGTCCAAGATCCATCTGCACCAAATGCTTTCGTAAATGGAATCATGGAAGGTGTTGATTGGACTATGGATAAGCCGGGTCATTTTGTTAAGGTAATTGAAGAAGGTGAGACTGAAATGATGGAACCTATAACTGAAGAAGTGGATAATACCGATTCTGAAATTAGCGGATTTGAACATTTCCTCTCTAAACTGTAACTCTAACAGGAGTAAATAATATGTCAGAAGAAATTAAAGACATCGCTGAAGAGGTTATTGTTGAGGAAACTAATACAGAAGTAGAAGCTCCCTTAACAGAAGCTCGTACGATCTCTGCAATTAATGCATCTTTACAAGAAATGAATAAAGATGAATTGGATGCAATCTTCGAAGCTGCTGAAAAAGCTAAAGCGAAAGCTAAAGTTGAATCAGAAGATGACGAAGAAGATGATGAAGGTGATGAAGAAGAAGGCGAAGTAGAGAACGAAAAGAAAGAAGCTAAATCTAAGAAAGAGTCTAAGAAAGACAAATTCAAAGAAGACGTTGATGCATTAGTTAAAGGCGAAGAGTCTTTATCTGAAGGCTTCAAAGAAAAGGCTGCTACTATTTTCGAAGCTGCTTTACATACAAAAGTTGCAACTAAAACTGTTGAATTAGAAGAGCGTTATGCATCTGATTTGTCAGAAGAAGTTAATGCTATTAAAGAAGATTTAGTAGACAAGGTAGATGGTTACCTTAACTACGTAGTTGAGAACTGGGTTAAAGAGAATGAAGTTGCTATTGAGCATGGTCTTAAATCTGAAATCACTGAATCATTCATCAATGCTATGCACGGTGTGTTTACTGAGCATTACATCAATGTACCAGAAGATAAAGTTGAAATAGTTGACGCTTTAACTGAAGAAGTAACTGATGCTAAGGATCAATTGAATGCAAGTCAAGAAGCTAACATGGAATTATCAGAGAAAGTTAAAGCTTTCGAACGTAATGAAATTGTTACTGAAGCATGTGAAGGTCTTGCTGCTACAGAAGCTGCTAAACTTAAAGAATTAACTGAAGCAGTAACTGCTGAAGATAATGCTGAGTTTGCATCTAAAGTTGCAACAATTAAAGAGTCTTACCTTAACAAAGACGACACGGAAGTAAAAGCTGAGAATGATATCGATGCAATTACCGAAAACACTAAAGAAGAAACACAAGTTACTGGCGCTATGGCTTCATACCTTGATGCAATTCAACACGCAAAACAATTCTAATATAGGAGAATATAAATGGAATTAAATACACAAAACTTACAAGAGAAGTGGGCACCAGTTTTAGAAGCTACTGATGCTGGAACAATTACAGACGCGCACAAACGTGCTGTAACTGCGGTAATTCTTGAAAACCAAGAAAAATCACTTAACGAAACTCGCATGGCTGCTGGCGGTACTGATGCAACTGGTGGAATCGATAACTGGGATCCAGTAATGATCTCATTAGTTAGACGTGCTACGCCTAACTTACTAGCATTTGATATTGCTGGTGTTCAACCAATGACTGGTCCTACTGGATTAATCTTTGCTATGAAGGCTAACTACTCAGACGGTACTTCTGGAGCAGACGGTATTTCAGGTACTGCTGATGACGTTGCACCAACTGAAGCATTGTTCGGTGAAGCTGATGATTCATTCTCAGGTACTGGTTCTGCTGGCACTGGTTCTGGTATGGCTACTGCTGATGCTGAAAGCGATGCTAACTGGAACGAAATGGGTTTCTCTATTGAGAAGTCTATGGTTGAAGCTAAGTCTCGTCAATTACGTGCTCAATACACAATGGAATTAGCTCAAGACCTTAAAGCTGTACATGGTCTTAATGCTGAAACTGAATTGGCTAACATCCTTTCATCTGAAATTCTTGGTGAAATCAACCGTGAAATGATTCATACTATCAACACTCAAGCTGTTGCAGGTACTACATTTGACGCTACTCCAGTTTTAGGTTCTTCTAAAGGACGTTGGGAAGTTGAAGTATATAAAGCTCTTATCACTAAGATGGAAATCGAAGCTTCAGAAATTGCTAAAGCAACTCGACGTGGTAAAGGTAACTTTGCTATCATCTCTTCTGGCGTAGCAGCTGCATTAAATGCAACTGGTTCAGTTCAGTATGGTAACACTGCTAGTACTGCTCTTGCAGACGTAACTGGTAACTTGTTCCTTGGTACTTTAAACGGTGGCATGAAACTTTATGTAGACCCATTCAATGCTGGTGACTATGTAACAGTTGGTTATAAGGGTGCTAACTCTTATGATGCAGGTATCTTCTACTGTCCGTACGTTCCGTTATCAATGATGAAGACAATTGGCGAAAATGACTTCCAACCTAAGATTGGTTTCAAAACTCGTTAT